CAGCAAGCTACTGCGGAAAGGAATGCTCAAGATAGAAACACAATCGCAGCCGAGCTTAACCCGCTATTAATTACCAACAAAGGTAAGCCAGGTTCCCAAGGAATGTCCCAGCTTAAAGCTAAAGGCGGTTCTGGGGGCTATAGCGCATTAGGGCTAGGCGGTAAAAGCGGTACTGGGTTAAACATTTCAACAGGTGGATAGGAGTAATCTATGCAAGAGAACACTTCCTGCTCAAAGCGTTATCATAAACTAGCCGCTGACAGGGAGATTTATCTCGATAGAGCAAGAGAGTGTTCTGAGTTAACACTTCCTGCCTTGATAACTCCCGAAGGGTTTAGTTCCGCGACAGATTTATACCAGCCCTTTCAAAGTATTGGCGCAAGGGGTGTTAATAACCTCGCATCCAAACTAATGCTCCTTTTATTTCCACCTAATGCACCTTTCTTCCGTCTAGCTATGGACACTAAGACCAAGCAAGAACTTGATGGTGAAGGTGAGTTACGGGCTGAGATAGAACAGGGGTTAGCTGGTATTGAGCGTGAGGTTATGGGGGAGATAGAGGGCAGAGCATTGCGAGTCAATGTGTTTGAAGCCTTAAAACACCTTATTGTTTCAGGTAATGTCTTGATACACCTACCAAAGAAAGGAGGTGGTCTACGTGTCTTTCCTATGTCTAGCTATGTTGCTAAACGTGCGCCAGACGGGGGGTTGTTAGAAGTTATATTAGAGGAGTCAGTATCGCCAAGGGTTTTACCCGAAGGTATTGAGGAGATTGATTATACTGGCGATGAAGACCTTAAGTTATATACAAAGATTTACAGAGAGAACTCTGATTATTATAAAGTTTACCAAGAGGTTGAGGGAAAAGTAATCCCCGGTTCTGAAGGTCGTTACAAGAAAGACCTGATGCCTTGGCTTGCCCTCCGAATGGTACACCTTGATGGTGAAGATTATGGTCGCTCTTTCGTGGAAGAGTATCTAGGAGACTTGAAGTCCCTTGAGGGATTGATGGAAGCATTGGTTAGCTCCGCAGCGGCTAGTGCTAAATTGGTATTTATGGTGCGTCCTAATGCCAGTGTCCGAAGAACTGACCTAGCCCAATCCAAGAACGGTGATGTCATACTTGGTGACCCTAACGATGTTAAGGTTCTCCAAACAGAAAAGTACCCCGATATGCGGGTCGTGCTAGAGACTGTCCAGCGAATTGAGGACAGACTAGCTTTTGCGTTTCTTTTAAACACAGCTATTCAGCGCAATGCTGAACGAGTCACGGCTGAAGAGATACGCTTTATGGCTCAAGAATTAGAAGCTGCCCTTGGCGGTGTCTACTCTATCTTGAGTCAAGAGTTGCAGCTACCAGTGGTTAACATATTAATGACTGGCATGTCTGCGGCTAAGAAGATTCCTAAGCTACCTAAAGGTGCTGTTACTCCAGTTATTGTTACTGGTGTGGAAGCGCTTGGCAGAGGGAACGACTTAAACAAACTACGCACTTATATCCAAGACCTAGTTCAACTGGCTCAGGTTTCACCTGAAACTATCCAGCGGATTAACTTTGGTGACCTCGTAGCTCGACTCGCTACAGGACATGGAATTGATACTATAGGTCTGATTAAGACTGAACAGGAACTGCAAGCTGAGATGCAAGCACAACAAGAAGCGCAACAACAACAGATGATGGCTGAAACAATGCAAGCGTCTGCACCTGGTGCTATTCGTGAAGTTGTAAAAGCTAATCAGCAACAACAGGTACAATAAATGACTACACCCAAAATGACTTTAAATAAAGATAACCCGAAGGAAGCTCCAGCTAAGAAAGCAAAAAAGCCAGAGTATCCTGCGTGGCCTGGAATTGAAGCTGCTGAATTAGGCGTTCAGTACATCAACGCTAAAGGCAACATAATTCAGCGGGGTAGAACTAATGGTTGAATCCGTCCAAGTGGAAGGAAACATCACAGGTTCTGAAGCTCCAGAGGAGCAAACTGAAGAGGCTCGGCCAGAATGGTTACCAGAGAAGTTTAAATCTCCTGAAGACCTTTCAAAGGCGTATGGTGAACTGGAAAAACAATTCACACAGTCTCGTCAGGAAGCAACTCAAGAAGATGAAAACGCTGAAAAACCTACGCCAGAAACTCCAAATGAAGCTAGAGAAACAGTGGAAAACGCTGGCTTAGACTTTGATGCTATGAGCAAGGAGTTTGCTGAATCCGGTGAACTTTCCGAAGATACATATAAGAACCTTGAAGCTAAGGGCATCCCCAAAGATATGGTGGATTCCTACGTTAAAGGACAAGAGGCTCTAGCCGCTGACTATGAAAATGAGTTATTTAGTTTAGCTGGTGGTAAAGACTCTTATACAGAAATGGCTCAATGGGCTATTGAAAACCTATCTGACAATGAAGTGGAGGCTTATAATAATGCTGTCCAGTCAGGTAACCAACCTCAAGCAAGACTAGCTGTTGACGGTCTAATGTCTAGATACAGGGATAACGGTGGTGCAGAACCTACACTCGTAGGTGGTAAAGCCTCTGCCTCTGTAGAGACATACGATAGCTGGGCGCAGGTGACTAAAGATATGGCAACTGCTGAGTACAAGAAAGACCCTGCCTTCCGTGATGCTGTCACTAAGAAGTTGTCACGAAGCTCGCTTTAACCAGCCTACTCAGGCTGTTAAAACAATTCAGATATCCACACAAAAACAGTAAGGCTCTCTGCGGAGAACACCCTTTCCAGTGAAGTAAGGATTAGCGAATTAAACACTTAATTTACTAAATCAAACCAAAAGGATTATTAACATGGCTAACGCTACTGTAACCCAACTAGGTAAGGTCAATAATACTGGAACTGCGGATGCTCTATTCCTCAAACAGTTCAGTGGAGAAGTCCTTACTAGCTTTGAACAGGCAACCGTAACTGGCGATAAGCACATGGTTCGCACCATTGCTAATGGCAAGTCTGCACAGTTTCCTGTGATGGGCCGAAGCTCCGCTTCATATCATACACCAGGTAATGAGATTGCGGGTTCTGCACTGAACCACAACGAGAAAGTTATTACTATTAATGACCTTCTTATCTCAAGCCACTTCATTGCTAACATTGATGAAGCGAAGAACCACTACGATGTACGCTCAGTATACTCTTCTGAGATGGGTCGTGCGCTTGCCTTCCAAATGGATAAGCACGTTCTTCAAACTATAGTTCAAGCTGCTGCTGCATCTGCTAACGTAGGTGATTCAAGCTATGCTGCTGGTACTATCATTACTGACTCCGATTCTAACACTTCTGCTTCTTCATTGATTGGTTCAATCTTTGATGCTGCTGAAGCCTTAGACGATGCTTACGTTCCTTCTGAAGGCCGTTTCGCGTTCCTGAAGCCAGAGCAATACTATTTGCTTGCTAATGCTTCTAACGCTGTAAACGTAGACTTTAGTGGTCGCGGTTCCATCGCTGAAGGCACTGTGCCTCAGATTGCTGGTATCAACTTAATCAAGACTCCTCATCTGCCTACAAGCAACGTGACGGGTACTGGTGTTGACGCTGGTGGTGCTGGTGGAGCGCAGGTCGTTAATGCTTCTAACACTACTGCTCTTATCGCGCATACTTCTGCCGTAGGTACAGTTAAGCTGTTAGACTTAGCGGTTGAGTCAGAGTACGACATACGCAGACAAGGAACCTTGCTGGTTGCTAAGTACGCTATGGGCCACGGTGTCCTACGTCCTGAAGCATCTGTGCAAATCCAGACTGCTTAAAACCCTAGCGGGAGTCCTTAATTGGGCTTCCGCTTTTTTTTACTTAAGAGGAATTATCGTGGCTATAGTAACACCTACAACAGAACTAGAGGCTGTAAACGTAATGCTATCGGCTCTAGGTGAGGCTCCTGTATCTAGTTTAAATGACCCTACTTTAGTTGATGCTGCATTAGCGCAGTCCATTTTAAAAGAGACTTCTATAGAGATTCAGACCCGTGGATTACATTGCAACACGGAGATTAACTACCCGTTAGTGCCTACTGTTGATGGTGAAATTCAAGTTCCCACAAACTGCGCCCGAATTGACACAACAGATGTGTCTAGTAACATAGACGTTACCCAACGAGGGACACGCCTCTATGACCGTGTAGAACGAAGTTACACTTCTTTTACAGGTACGCTCTATGTAGACATGGTTCTTCTCTTTGAGTTCCAAGAGCTACCACAACACATAAAACGATATATTGCTGTAAAAGCAGCAAGACGTTTCCAAGCCCGTCTAGTAGGGTCAGATACCCTAGCAGCATTTACTGTACAAGACGAGCAAGAAGCACAAATAGAATTTGAGAGGGCTGAAGCTATTAATGAGGATAGTAATATCCTAACAGACAGCTTCGACACCTATAAAATTATTTCAAGAGGTTCGCCTCGCAGAGCAATAAGGTAATGAGCTATGCCACTTGTAAGCACCAGTATACCGAACCTTTTAAATGGGGTAAGTCAGCAGCCTTCATCGTTGCGTCAGGTCACGCAGGGCGAAACTCAAACCAACGCATTATCTTCCGTAATTGATGGCTTGATTAAACGACCACCTACAGAACATTTAGCTAAAGTTAAAACCACCCCTGTAAGTGCCGCTGCTATCCACGTAATTGACAGGGGTGTAAACCAAAGACACATCCTTGTTATTGAAACTGACGCTTCCACGCCTTCCTACACTATCACGATGTTTGATACAGAGGGTAACTCTGTGGATGTAAAAGATGGTTCAGGTACTGTGATATCAGGAACTACACAAACAAGCTCTTACGCTGCTTATTTAGGCGCACCTAATGCCGGAACAGACCTAGAGTTTCTTACTGTTGCCGACTACACGTTTATTCTTAATAATAAGCAAACAGTGTCTATGGAAGGGGGTACTGTTCCTGGGACACTAATCACTAACAGTAAATATCAAGGGTTTGAAGATTTACCAGTAGAGGACAGTACACACCATGTGGGTGATGGTAATACTACAAGGTTTCCTGTAGGTTTTAAGTTCCATGATACGACAGACCTTACCGTAAAGGTAAATGGGGCTACCTATAGCTCGCTTTCCTATGTCCTTGAGGATGACAATAAAACAATCGCATTTTCTTCTGCACCTACAGCACACGCCACCGTAGTATTTGCATTAGACCCTCCCGTAGGAGACATCATAGAGGTTATAGGTGATGAAGGCAATGCGTTCGACAGTTTCTATGTTAAGTCTGTATCAAAGAGTGCCTATGAAGAAACCGTAAAGCCAGGCATAAAGTATAAATTACAGGCGAGTACATTGCCTATGGCTCTAACCCCTGTACTTGGGACTGGTAATGTTGTGACTCACTTTGTCCTTGATTGGATAACTTGGGATGACCGTACAGTAGGTGACTTAGACTCAGCACCGGACCCATCTTTTGTAGGCTCAACAATATCTAATATGTTCTTCTATAAGAACCGCCTAGGTTTCTTAAGTAATGAGAATGTTATCTTTAGTTCAGCGGGGGATTTCTTTAGGTTCTTTCCTAAGACAGTAACTACTGTACTAGATGATGGCCCTATTGATGTATCTGCAAGCCACACTAAAGTATCTATACTTAAACACGCTATTCCATTTAATGAGTCATTAACAATCTTCTCAGACTCTACACAGTTTAGGATTGAGAATGCAGGTAACTTAACACCTAAAACAATCTCTATTATACCTACAACAGATTTTGAGAATGATGCAGCTGTAGCCCCTGTGGGCGCAGGTAACTACTTATACTTTTCAAGTAAGAAAGGTGAATACTCTAGTGTACGAGAATATTACATACAGGCAGAAACAGTAATCACGGATGCCTTAGAAGTAACTGCACACGTTCCTAAGTATATACCTAAGAACTTAGTTAAGTTAGCTACATCTAGTAACGAAGATATCTTAGTAGGCTTATCTTCAGAAGACCGTAGTAAACTCTACATATATAAATGGTTTTCTGATGGAACACAGAAGCTCCAGTCTAGTTGGTCTACATGGGAGATGCCTACAGGTTCTTCCGTACTTGATATAGCTATCATTGAGAACAAGTTGTACTTAGTTATAAGTCGTTTCGATGGTGTGCATTTAGAGTATGTAGACCTACAACACTTAGATGATACTGATGTTGGTTTCTGTGTAAGACTAGACCGTAAGGTATCACTAACGGGTTCCTATAGTTCAGGGACAGGGTTAACCACTTGGACATTACCTTATACGTTATCCCGAACTATACCTGTAAGCGTTATTAAAGCAGGTGGGTGGTCTGACCGGATAGGAGCGAACATAACAGCTACAAG